AGATAGCCATAAAACTTGACCTGTAGTTTTATCCCAAATCTCATAAACAACGGCTTCAGATGCGCCTTCGCCCATCTTTTCGTTAAATGTTTTGGATGTTTCAGGCTTGGTATCAAGCGGAATCTTACCGCCTAATTCTTCACCAAAGCGCTCTACAAGGGCTGGTCTGCCCATATAAACTTTACGCCATACCGCTGTTACTTCTTCCCATGTACGGGCAACGGTTAAACCAAAGTCACGCCAATGGACATAATCTACTGGGGCGCACTCATATTCAATACGCTCTTGGTTCTCACGGTGAATACCGCCTTCGGTTTCAGCTTCATCAATATCTTCTGTAATTTGGAAGCCATCATCGGGCGCGCCTTCACCTTCGCCGCCCATTTCACCAGTAATATGTGGCTCATAGCGAACCCATGCAGTACCGCGCCCACCTAACAAACGGTCTTGAACGGCTTGCTTCATGGCACTAGCGTAATCACCGTAATGTTCAACCTCATATTCAAGGGCGCGTTCTAACATCATTGAGGCTACACGGCCAACAGGATCGTTGTCGCGGAAACGGCGGCTTACATCTGGTCTTGGTAATCGAGCGAATACAGCGGGGGTAATAGTCTGTACATTGCTCCAAAGAATATTAAATTTGGCATTAGGGTTATTCCTAGTGCGGGAATCATCGCGATACCGTTTGGTAATCTTGTCTGCTCTGCCTTCCCATTCTTTGTATGTACGCTCGTACTGGGCAATGCAGTTGTACCAATCTTGGTATGTGTGTTCCATGTTTTATATCCTGCGATTAACTATTTTAGGGGTTTCTTTCCACATCTCATTCAGCGTTACATCTGTTTGGCCGACATGAAGTCCTTTAATCCTTGAATCTTTGAGAATAGGGCTGTCCTCATCTTTCCATACAATCGATAGATACCTAAAAGCATCCGCAGAGTGGCTTGTCCAATCATGCTTAGGGCGATCCCTAAATACTTTTTTATCATCATCCCACTCTCGTTGATATTGACGCAAACATTCGATGCCTTCTTCACATCTATTATCAAACCAAGTGCGAGTTAATGCAAGCCTTGTTGCTTGAATTCCATCCTGTAATGACAGGTTTGGAACAATTTTTAGATGTTTTATGTCGATTTTTGTCGCAATTTGTTCGATTATGCTCTTACCACCAGATGCTAAGGTTTTTGCTCTAGCATCATGGGGTAGGTAATGAAAGCCATATTTGTACCCAAATTCTTCTTCTTTTTGGGCAAGTAAACCTGTGTAATAAGGTATAGATTGACCATTAGATGAGTGATGATCTAGCACCCGTATCTCACCGTAAACTACCTGAAACCACCAAATGCTAGTGGAATCATTGAATCCCAAATCCCAAGCAGTATGGCAAGGGAACATAGGATCGTAGTCAACGGTAGTAATACGCTCCAAGTCTGTGATCCTACGCATCTCCTGTCCATAGAACGCCCCAAGGATGGCCGCTTCAAAGCTACATAGGAATTCTTGTTCATACTGGTTATCAGACATAGTTGCCTTTGCATCATCTAATTCTGATTGTGGCAAAAGCATAGTTTGGTCTGCCCGTAATACCTTTACATACCAATTAGGCTTTTTGGTAGCCTCGTTATATATGTCATAAAAGGCATTGTGGCCCTTTGGAGTACCAATGAATGTAGCCCAGCCAAGCCGATCTGCCAATAATGGGCGAATGATCTCACCCCATAATGACGGCTTCATATCAGCCATTTCGTCAAGAACTACGCCATCCAAAAAATTGCCTCGGAGTGCGTCTGGGTTATCAGCGCCAAATAAGCGAATACGCGCCCCATTAATCAATTCAACCCATAATTCAGATTGATTGGATTTGGTCATAACTGGTTCAGAAAAGCGTTCTAGGTATCGCCATGCCACGCTTTTAGCTTGGCTGTAAAAGGGCGCTATGTAGGCATATTGGGCGTGTGGCTTGTTTTCCAACAAGGCTTTGACAATGAGATCATTAATACACGCTACGGTCTTGCCACAACGCCTGTGAGCCACAATTACAGCCCAACGCTCCTTACGGTGGTGGTAATCCTCAAAAACGCTTCTGGGGCGGTATTTTAGCTTTATAGGGCTATTCATCTGCCCATGCAATCCTTACATCGCCACCATTAGCACCAGTAACCTCATTAACTTGGGTTTCTTTCCAACGGGCGCGAGTTTTTAACCAAAAGATAGCGGCCGCAGTGTTGCCTTTTTTGGCTTGGCTAAACAATGTACCAGCAATAGCGGCATTGGCATCAATGCGCCCTTCATCTAACTCATCCTTGTAATACTTAACCAGCGTATCAGCACTGATCTTTAAGCGTGTAGCTATGTCCTCATGGGGGCAACCAAGCGCAGATAGGCGTTTAACCTGTTCTTGGGTAGCTTCTGTAGGTATATGTTGTTTTCCTTGGGCCATTTTATAACTCCGAAAGTACGGCTTTTTTGCCAGTAAAGTCTTCCCAACGCTTTACTATGACATCGCAGTATTTAGGGTCTAATTCCATAATCCTAGAACATCTGCCTATTTTTTCAGCGGCTATTAAAGTAGAACCTGATCCACCAAATAAATCTAAAACAATGTCTGAACCTTTAGTGTTGTTTAGTATTTGATATTCCATTAATTCTACTGGCTTCATGGTAGGGTGCAAATTACTTTTAGATGGTCTTTTGCACTCAATAACAGTTGTTTGCTTCCTATCACTAGCCCAAAGGTGTGCCGCACCTTCTTTCCATCCATATAAGCAAGGTTCATGTTTCCAATGGTAGTCAGACCTTCCAAACGCTGAATTATCTTTATTCCAGATAATTGTTTGGCGTACTTTCCATCCCATATCCCTAGCCGCACCTTTAAAATTATAGCTTTCCATGTCTGCGTGCCATATATAAAAAACAGCACCAGCTTTCATAACAGCATTTGCCGCTATATATACATCTTTAAGAAATTGCCTAAATTCATTGTCGGCCATTTCATCATTTTTAATTTGCTCTCGTTTTTTACTGCCACCCTCATATTCAACATTGTATGGTGGATCAGTTACTAATTGGTCTGCTAATTGACCATCCATTAACTTTTCTACCGCATCAATACTTGTGCTGTCACCGCACATAAGCCTATGATTTCCAAGAATATATATATCGCCTAGCTTAGTTTTTGGTTCTATTGGCGTTTCAGGTACAGCATCTTCATCTGTTAATCCATCTGTACCATCTATTACATTGAGCAAGGCATCTAACTCTTTATCGTCAAAGCCAGTCAGCGTTAGATCAAAGCCTTCATCTTCTAAGTCTTGTAATTCAATTGTTAGCATGGCGTTATCCCACCCTGCATTTAGTGCCAGTTTATTGTCAGCAATAATGTAAGCCTTCTTTTGGCTTTCAGACATATCTGAGCAATCAATTGTAGGTACTTTGTCCAAACCTAGCTTTTGGGCGGCCATTAATCTGCCATGACCAGCAATGATGCCTACCCCGTCTACCAATATAGGATTGCGAAAGCCAAACTCTTTAATGCTGGCGGCAATCTGCCCTACTTGTTCAGGGCTGTGTGTACGGCTGTTTTTTGCATAAGGTATTAGCTTATCTACCGCGACTTCTTGAATTTGCATATTTAACCAAGTGGTTGATTAAGATAAGTTAATTCTACTCTATTTTGTCTATTTGTTGTTGTATCAGTTCTTTACGAGCTATAGGTTTAGCGTTTTCTTCTAGTATTTTTTCTTTAATTGTTAATAATTCATCTCCATAATCTTTTCGTGACTTATTAATTCTTTCTAAAATTGGATTAACGGCTTCATTCCATGATTTGTATTTAAAAATATCACCTATCTCAATGTCAGCAGGGCCAAGTAATGTCATAGCTTGACCGCTTTGCGGATGATTTGCAAATCTAGCAGTTATAACTTCTCCGCTTAAAGGGTCTACTATTTCTACATATTTAGAATTTGAGAGTGATGAGCCTGATTCTTTAACTTTTAATCCAGCATTTTCAAAAACATTAGCCAAATTTTCTTGTTGTGTGTAGTGTGGCATTGCACCTTCATACACATTTTGAATAGATTTTTTTTCTTGTGGCACAATGCTAGGCATAAAGCCTTGATTAATCATGTAGTTTTTAGCCATCTGACCTACTTTGGGGGCTAATGCTTTAGCGGTGGCTACTGCGGCTGGGGCGGCAAAAGGTAATGCCATACCTGCGTATCCTACAGGCTCACCTTGTTCGTAGCCTTCTTGATAGGGTGCTGATGCTGGATTAAGAACACCGCCCTGTACTGGATTTTTTGCTGGTAATCCAGTTGCCCCCGCTACAAAGCCTGTTTCTTTAGGTAATGGGTTTTTACCTGTAACTAACTGGGTAAATGCCTGTGGATTAGTAATAAAACGCTGTGCTTCAGTAGGCAGATTAGTTAAGGTGTCTGCCCCTTGACGCAAATATTCAGCAAGTTTGCTACCTAAGTCCATTACTTAACTTCTTTATCCAAGTCTTTAAGTTTGTCAGCAATAGCGGCTCTACGCTCTAAACGCTCACGCTGGTTCTTTTCTAGCGTAGATTCAGTATGCGGTCTGAGCATTGCATCTTCTTTTTTGTATTTACGGCTCATTGGGGTGGGTGGAATCATCTTAACCATTACATATCCTTCATCTTTGAGGCAATCATTTCTTTTCTGCTTTGTGGCTTGGCAGTCTTGGCAGATTCTTTAAAATCTTGGGCTGTTGGCGCGTTTTTGCTACCAACCTTGTTCATTTTCTCACCAGAACCGTTCTTGATCCGTTCCTGTTTACGGTGAATATTTGCGTACAATCCGTTTTTCATTAACATTTCCACCTTGCTCTTGCCGCTTTGCCCCGTTCCCCGTTCCATCCTGCTGACCTTGCACAAAAACTATCATGCCTTGGGCCACTAGATTGAGGTGCTTTTAAGTTACTACCATTCTTTGCGTTGTACGCTTTGCGACCAGCTTCGGTCATGCCAGCGCCTTCTTCTACCGATTGATAATGCCTGCCTTTACCCTTTGTGGTCTTGGCTATTGGCTTATCGTGCTTTTCTACTGCGGCACGAATATCATCTTTACGGCTCATTTATCTCGCTTACCTAAAAAGCGACCGTAGGCTTCTTCTAATGTAGCTTTTCTAGCACCTTTGGCGTTATCGCGTTCAACATTAAGAGCAATCGCAATAGCTTGTTTCTTGCCTTTACCAGCTTTCATTTCGGCTTTGATGTTTTTGCCTACGGATGCTTCTGTACCTGATTTGTCTAATGGCATGATTAAGCCTTAAATTTGAGTAAATAGATGGTTGTGTCGATTTCTTGCGCGATATTGTCAATTAATTGGACAATTTCGGAATCTGTAGGCAAGTCTGCACGGGCATCTTTAACAAACGCTTGTAATGATTGCAGGTATGCCAATGGTTCTTTTGGCTGGTGGTATGTAGCAGGGAATTCGGTTATCTGACCGTAGATGCCAAAATAGCACTCTGCCAAAGCATCTGTATGTTCAATAATGTTTTCGTAAAAGTGGCCAAGTGCTTTATGTTTAGCGTAAGACTTGGTAGCCCAATGGAAAAAATGGGTATTAGTACCAGAATGTAGCAATGTTGCTAGGAATAATGCCATTGACTTTTCCATAAAACGCTCCTTTTGGTGTATTTTATAACACTTTTCTGGTAATTCCTAATGCTCTAATCGCGGCATCAACGCTGTCCACGCGGCTGATTGCACCACCTCTCCATTTACCCAAAAAGTCTAATTGGTCAGGCGTGAACTTGGCTTTGGCATCGCGCTTGATTTCCATTAATACTGTTTCGCCAGCGTAACCTACAAGCAGGTCAGGGCAACCATGCTTCATTGCGGCAAGTGACACCACAGTAGCACCAGCATCTCGTAATGCCTTAACTATTTCTTTGTGGTTTGTATCTATTCGTGCGTATGTCATTGATTTTCAATTAAAATAGATTAGTATTAGCTAACTTTACCATTATAAAGGTGTGGTATGTCTAAACCTAAGTGTACTGACAAAGAATTTATTGACTTATTTAAAGAGCATAGATCACCCACCGCGTTAGCTAAAATACTTAAAATTGATATTAGAAGTGTTATAGCCCGTAGAAAAAATTTAGAAAAAAAATACGATATTGTTCTTGAATCTAATAACAATCGTGGTATTCCAAAGTTTACTATTCCCGAAAACAAAATACGCTGTGAATATGAAATAAAAAATGGCGTGATTTTGGTGGGTTCTGATTGTCACTATAACCCCAACTATGTTTCTACTGCACACAAAGCATTTGTACACTTTGTAAAAGAATTAAAACCCAATATGGTGGTTTTAAATGGCGATTTATTTGATTTTGCCCAGATCAGCCAACATAACAGGATTGGGTATCAACAGCATCCAACAGTCCAGCAAGAATTAGAAGAAGTACAAGCCAGATTAGGTGATATTGAAAAGGTTAGACCTGCTGGTTGTATTTTGCATCGCACCATAGGTAATCATGATTTACGCTTTGATGGCAAGCTGTCTAATGTATTGCCGCAGTATGAAGGTGTAAAAGGTATGTGCCTTGCCGATCACCTGTACGGCTGGTCGTATAGCTGGTCTGTAGTAGTAAACAACAACACAATGATTAAGCATCGCTGGCATAACGGTATTCATGCGGTTTACAACAATATTCTTAAAGGGGGTATGTCGATGGTTACGGGCCACCTGCACTCCCTCAAAGTTACGCCTTGGACTAATTACAAGGGCGATATGTATGGTGTAGATACTGGTATGATGGCCGCTGTCAAAGATGACCAGTTTATATACCATGAAGATTCAAGCGTGAATTGGCGTGCAGGATTTGCGGTTCTTACTTATATAAACGGTCATTTGATGCCGCCTGAGTTGGTACAGGTTATCAATGAAGATGAAGGACTTGTGTTTTTTAGGGGTCAATTACATGAGATTAACGCCTGAAGCATTAAAGCATTTATATTCAAGCCTGTATTGCACTTACCCATTTACTAAATGGCCTATGCCATTGCCTGAAGAAATAGAATTTATTGTTACCCCTGATCCAGAAGTAATGGGAACTTATTTGCTAGATACTGGGGAAGATTACGCGCATACCATTACCATCTCATCTGGGCGCTGTAGCCACTATTACACCGTTCTAACCACCCTTGCCCATGAATGTATCCACATGAGTTTTCATAAACAAAAAGGCGATAAATGGATGCAACACGGCAAACCATTTAGAACCCGTTGCAAGATGGTAGCCAACGAACTAGGGTTTGATGCTTTAGAACTATGAATTTCGATGATAGTGATCTTTATAATTGGTTTGCATTGATTTAATAAGTTCATCCATATTAAAGAACCATTGAATAACTTTCATGCCATCATGCGTATAAATGGTAAAACTCATTTAGCCATAATATAAAGACCGACATTAGAAAAAGCATAGCCTGTATATACAACTGCCATAGGCAAGTTACCTTTAACACCTTGCTCTATACCGATATAAAAGTAAATTAACCCTGTAACGATGATTAGCCAGCTACTCAATTAGCTTTTCCGTTTGTTCAAAGAGTTCTTCTTCCGTGATCTGATACACGATTTCGAATTGCTTGCGGCCCATTCCGTGAATACTGGTATTTGATCCTCGATGGTGGTATGGACATAATGGGATAACAGGGGCATTACTTCTTTTGCCAGTTCTTCTAATGTGATGTAATTCTGCTGGCGTTCCTTCATTGCCTTGATGCCTACATAATGAGCATCCCAGTTCAGCAATTTTTCTGTACTTTTCTTTTTCAACCTTAGTGGCCATTGATGTGATCTACGGTCATTTGCTCTAGTTTTTCGGCTGATTCCGCAATATCAACGCTTAATTCAAGCATTTGCGTATAGTCCTTGCGGTTCATGGCATCTTCGTACATTTTACAAAATAGTTTAAGAATTAAAAATTCTTCGGTTAATTTTAATTTGCTCATTTTAATATTTTATCTTGTGTTCGGTTAGATACTTCTAAAGTTTGCCATGTGGCGTGCCTAAGTCTGGCGGCCTCCAATTCCCACTTTAGCTTTTCTGCGTTTTCCGTAGCCGTGCCAATTGCTTTGCATAAATCTTGATAATCTTGGCTTCGATAAGCCTCACGCTCCTGCGCCCCAAGAGATTGTTCGCTAGTTTGAGCCATTTTGATAGCTTTAAGCGAACTCTTGTACGCTTCAAGTTGCGCCAATTCACCCTTTGCTTGTGCATATTTGCCTGCGTTCTCTAATATAAAGTCAATACATTTATTGGGGTCTATTTCGCGCATACAGTTCTTTTATCCTATTTTTCACCGCATCTGCGGTATTTTGATTTCGTTCAATTAACTCTTTAACTCTATTCCAGCTACGCTCCCGTTTGGCAATGGCAATGTAAGCATGTGCTAAATATTCAATTTGTTGCTTAAAGTTGTTCATCTAACTGTTTGATCTTTTGGCTGATCCGCGCCCTCCATTGTTGCCAACCCTCACCAGCGTAAGCCTGACAGCCAACTTCTTGCGCTTTAGCTTTAGTAAGTTCTTCGCTGGAATACCAAGGCAATTCTGGCTTTTTAAGTTTTTTGACTTGCATATCTAATTCATCTTCCCAGCGGCCTTGATTTAACCATGTAGCAGGGTGTGGAATATAGTCTTTTTCGGTCTGTTTTAACTTCCAGTATGCAAGATGATTAGGAAGGGCTACAAACGCATCCTGTTGTTCCTGCTGGGTAAGCCTATCCCAACTGCGTTCAGCCGCCCTGCGCCCTTGTTTGCGTGGGTAGATGGCATAAAATTCGGCAAAGTTCATTTTTCTTGTGCCTTTCTTAGTATTGCTCTAGCAAATTTAATAAATGAATCTTCAAAATCACGCACTTCAAAAGTTGTATCAAAGATTTCTGTTATTTCCTCATCTGTCAGTTCTTTTACTGGATGGGTATAGAGTGGTGTCGTAATTCCCATGTTTTCCACTTTATTTTCTAAAACGCAATCGGCTAAATACAATGCTTCATCCTTAAATCTATCTAAATTAATCCACGCTACTGGTTCAGTAGGTGTTGGATGGGTATAGAGTGGTGTTTCGGTTACAACTGTTCCAGCCATAGGCTCTCTAACAAAAGTTAATTTTGCACTTCCGTTTGGTCTTTCATACATCCACGCTACTGGTTCATTGTTCATTTTTCTTGTACTTTCATTGATTTCTCAAACATATTTTTCCAATAATCAATCTCAGCCTTTTGTTTGCGTAACACATTTGCGGCTTTTTGTACCAAAAATTCTGGTGTATAAGATTGCGTGATTGTGGCAAGTAAATCTTCAACCAAGAAATCAACATCGTTTTCTGTTACTAGGCGATCTTCGGTAGTAAATGTAGTCATTTTTTTACTTTCTTCTTTTTAAGTTGAACAGATGCCTCAGCTTCGTCAGGTTCAATTTTGTATTCATCAATTGCTTTGGTAAGCAAACTGACCATTCCCCATTGCACAAGGACTTCAAGTCCTTCTTTATCAAAATTAACTTCAGCGTTGGCCGAACCATCTTTATTCTCTTTAAGAATCTTTATTTGTATCTTCATTGTTTGCAAACTTTAAAATAGGTTTATCCAAAGCAAGTTTAGCTAGTTCGATGTAACGATCTACTTCAAGCCTGTCCTCGCCACCAATAGCCGCCTTGGTGTGTCCAATCGGCTTTCCCATTGTGTCGTAGTACACCTCACGAATTTCAAAGTAATCCTCGTAAGGACTACACATATTAACTAAGCGCAAATTCCAAGTCATGTTATCACCCAATAAAGAATTACAAACAAAAAAAACATCACCGCGCCCAGCACGGCAAATATTCCAACAGAGAAAATCAACATCAAATTTTCAATCATGTTGAAAGTATATGTTAAGTTGTCTTAATGATTGTTATTTATTTCTAGGTGTTTTCCCTAATTGTTGTTTTTTAGTCATAGGTTGCCCAAAGGTGATAAGCCTTCATCCATTCAAGAAGTTGTACTTGAACTAATGCTTCCTAAGATAATGTTCATTCGATACAAGACTTGTCTATCACCATTGTCCTTGTAACTTGTGCAGTACCCATTTAAGTCTGCGCGGCTTGCTATCAGGTGTAGATCAGCCGATGTTCTATTCCACGCCACCCAGTTAGGTGCTTAATATCGTTTGGAGTACGGCAGAAATAGAAAAACCCCTTAAGGTAGCTCTAAGTTGATCCCACTTGCTAAAAGGTTCGACAACTTTTAGTAAATGCTCAAAGCTACCCTAAAGGGTCTAGTCGATTTTATAATGCAGGGA